TTCTACGTCAACGGAGAAATCAATAGCTCATCGGTGGGCTCTGATTTCATCGGTCGTTCTGTAGAGACGCACGCGGGCTACTCCTATGCCGGGGACGGATGGAGTGCTGGCGGTCAGCTCGGTCCTGCGTTTGTCCAGGTCGATGGCATCGACTCAACCACTGAGCTGAGCGGCAAGATCTACGGCTCACTCGACGTCACCGCTGATGGTGCGCTGTCCGTGTACGGCGAGCTGTCCGCAATCACCGGCACTGGTGACTTGAGCACCAACTTCAAGAAAGGCCTGATGTGGAAGTTCTGATGCAGAAGTTCGTCAACGTCATCGGGTGCGTCGGGTTTGCGCTTGCTTGCACAAACACAGTGGTCGGCTTGGTCTTTTTCAAGAGCTTGCCGTCAACGCTCAACAGCGTGAAATCCCAGATGCTGGAAAAGGTTGCGGACATGCACACTGTCATGCCTCCAATGCCGACTGTGACTGGCCCTGCCATTCCGACGTTACGTCCTTGATTTGCAGGACATACCTGACATAGGTATCAGGGACATAGGGATCCGGGAGATTCCTGATGCGCGGGTAGTGCTTCCCCCGGTACTGCCTGCTCATCCCCCTGTCACTGCACCCATCGGATTCCCGGTCGTCGAAATGCCGGGGTGTGTCGAGTCTCGCCGCGATGCAGCTGGTGATCCTGTTGTCTATGGGGAGGATCCCCGCGGGAATGTCGTGCTGTGTGATGGCACCATGCCGTCGTACAACCCGCTGACGTTTACCCCCGGCACGCTGACGTACAGCAGAACGCAACCACCACGAATCAACCCCACAAAAAAACCGGCTGATGTGTCAAGTCAGCCGGGCACCCACTCTTCCACGGGCAATCAACCCACTCCAAACGTAGCCACGGAATTGCCCTGCCCCGCAGGAGACATGATCCCTACAGGATCGAAGAACAAACAGCAAACTGCGATCGTCACGGGGTACGAAATAGTCGACGGCAAGTGCGTTGCAATCCTTGAGCCGTTGTCATTGCCGGAGGTGGTTGGCAACTACCTGCCAGGCCTTCCTGTGGTGATGACGACTGCCTCCATCGCAGCAGTTGCCACAACGGCAGCGGTGTTCGCGAAACCGTTGGGTGACATCTTGCTGAAACTCGTGAAACCAGTCGTCAAAAAGATTTTGAAGAAAATCCTCAAGCGTCGTTCGGCAAAAC